TCAATCTATACCGCACCTAATAACGGTAGTAATTTCCGATATAATCAAATTGGAAACGACTTTCAAAATAATAATATAGGTAATAATTTTCAAGATAATCAAATTAGAAATGATTTTAGAAATAATAACATTACAAATGACTTTAGAAGTAATGTAATTGGGTCGTCATTTGAAAGTAATGATATACTTGATGGGTTTGGTTTTGGTGGAAGTCAATACCGAGGGAACAAAATTGGAAATTATTTTTATAGAAACAATATTAGGGAATATTTTTATGACAATACAATTTCTGATAACTTCTCTTACAACACGATTGGAGATTATTTTCAATGGAATAATGTAAATACAAATGTTGAGTTTGAGGACTTTACAACAAATTATGGAAATATAACAGGATTTAGTCATAATTCTGTGGGTACTAGTGCTGCTGACAACACATATACAGGAATAAATGGAGACACCGATGGTATTGGTGTAAATGCATCATTTGATATTGTCGTATTAGGTGGTTCTGTAACTAATGTTACATTAAATACATCAGGTAAATTATACTTATGTGGTAATACCATCACAATATTAGGAACTTCTATTGGTGGATTTAATGATGCAATAGACACATATACCGATAATTATTCTATCCAAACAGGAACTACAGGTACGTACCCTAGTCTTGCTGTGACAGGAGGGACCGGAGTAAATGCAACTTTTGATATAGTTGTTGACGGTAGTGGAAATATAAGTTCCCTTTTAAACGATAATCAAGGTGCTGGATACACCGATGGAGATCAACTAGTGATATTAGGTAGTTTATTTGGCGGTACTGACGGAGTTGATGACATCACAATAACAATAACTGATATAATAACTGATAATTTTACTATAACAGTTGATGCGGTATCACCAAACCCTTCTGTTTATGAATTATATAATTGTGAAATTTTCAAAAACTCAAGTTTAACGAATAGGTTATCTTACTACGATGGAAGTGATGTATTAACAATAAAAAATATAAATGAATAATAATGGAGACAACTAAATATATAGTAAATAACTTATCAGCACAAACAATAAACGGTAACTTAATTGTCACAGGAACAACAACAATTAATAACACAGGTGTTTATAGGGCATTATTAACTCAAACAGGAAGTATAATAGGAACCAATATCGGTCAATTTAACTATGGATTAATAATTGGTGAATCATATACAATAACATCATATCAGTCGGGTGACGATTTTAGTAACATTGCATATGTAGAATCGGGAACAATTAATGAAACCGGATGTGTTTTTATTGCAACAGGAGAAACTCCTAATTTTTGGGGTAACAATTCAGAATTAACATCAGGTGGTGGTTTAATTGTTGATGTATTAGAAAATACTCTTGGGTATAAAATATCTTGGGAACAGAATCCGTTTGGTGGTAATGGTTATTACATAGGGGTTAATAATAGTACAGGACCTTTATTTAATTCTTTTCCGAGAGCTAAAACAAAAATAAATATGTCAATTAAATACCCATTTAATTGGTCTGGGTTTCCTCCGATTGGGATAACAGGCGTTAGTAATTATACTGAAAAGGATTCGGCAATTTTTGTTGAGATGTATTTTGATGGTAGTAATATAGATAACGCATTATACTATACACCAGTTGAGATCACTATCAATCAAGGTCCGACAACTCCTTTTGTTGCATATGGTTTAAACACTAGTAAATTTCCTTATGGTAACATAACTATTAGGATTTATGCCGGTACCATTGGAGAAAACTCCGTAGAAACAATTTATGGTGATTATAATGAAGTTAATAGTATTGACGAGTTGGTTATTGCTTTGAATAATGATAATATCATTAGTACTCTTGGTACTTTTTCGGTTGATTTAGAAAATGAGGGTGGCATCATATTAACAACCACAGAAAGAATAAAAAATCAATTTTCCCCTAATAATACATTAACATTTGAAGTTTATAATGATTAAAAAAAATAAATTTTCACAATTAAGATAAAAAATAAAATACTTATTATAACTAATGGAGTTTTTTATTCAACAAAATACAAGTTTACCCATTTTAAAAATGGATGTTATCAGAGACGGAAGAACCGACTCATGGAAAGAATTTTATTCTGTTTTAGATAACGCGAATATCCGTTTTTCTATGAAAAGTGAAGACAACGGAATTCAAAAAATATTTATGCAACCGGCTTATTTAACAGAAAAAAATAGAACAAATCCTGATTCAGATAGAGAATATTATATCTATTACAAATGGTCGGCAAGAGACACAAATAAAAAAGGAAGATTCATCGGAGAATTTTCAATTATATTAGAAAACGGAGAGTTGATCGCACCAATAGTTTCAAATTTATATATCAACATCATTTGACATTTCACCATTTAACCATTATTTATTAAGAAAGGGAAATCACAATATTTTTTGTGAGTATAATAACCCAAACTTAAATTATACAAATATGGTTCCTCAAGAAGAAATTGAACGCTTTTTACATGGCGAAGACGACGAAAAATATATTGTCGCATTAGAATACGATTACAGATCAGATAAAATTTTCAAGGTAATACAAGACCCAATCAAAGGTAAACTTTTGAGAATGGATACGTTTATTCCATTTGCTTGGGTTGGTGATCTTAAAGATAAAAACTTCTATAAAGGTAATAAGGAGTTTCAAAAAAAGGCGATGTCTGAAAACGGCATTATCATAGAAAAATTAGAAGACAGGGGAGACGAAAGGTTAAAAAACGGATTAACGTTTTTAGTTAAAACAACAAAGTCTTACTCAAACCTTGTAAACTTTTTTAAAGGTGGTGGTTTAGATCCTTGGAATAGGGATAACTCAGACGCAATTACCATTATGACACCGGTAGAACAATACCTCATCCAAAAAAGTAAAAGACTATTTAAAGGGTTTGATGAATACGATGAAATTCACAGGTTTGTATTTGATATTGAAACCACAGGTTTAGATCCCAAAACAAGTAAGATGTTCTTAATAGGGATGAAAGACAATCGTGGTTTTATGAAATCTTTATCGGCACAAAATGAAGATGAAGAAAGACGAATGATTATTGAGTTTTTTGAAACTATAGATCAACTTAAACCATCCCTTGTTGGTGGGTACAACTCAGCATTCTTTGACTTCCCGTTTATTTTAAAACGTGCAGAAATTTTAAAATTAAATATTAAAAAAATTGCAAAAACTTTAAATCCTGATCACTCTTTAAAACAAAAAGACGGGATGTTAAAATTAGCAAACGAAATGGAGCCTTACGTTCAAACACAAATGTGGGGTTACAATATTATTGATATTGCTCACGCAGTTCGTAGAGCTCAGGCAATCAACTCAGATATTAAAAGCTGGGGTTTGAAGTATATTACCAAATTTATTGAAGCAGAAAAAGAAAATCGTGTTTATGTTGAGGGAGATAAAATCGGAAAGATTTATTTTGACAATGAGGACTATTGGATGAATAAAGAAAATGGTAACTATAAAAAGATAGGGATCAACGAAAAAATAGATGAAATTTGTTCAAGAAGAACTGATGTATATTTTAAAACTAATGGTTCAAAAATTATTGAGGACTACCTTGATGATGACCTTTATGAGACTATGGTTGTTGACGAACAGTTCAACCAAGCAAACTTTTTACTTTCTAAACTTGTACCAACGACATATGAAAGGCTATCAACTATGGGTACAGCAACATTATGGAAAATGATTATGTGTGCATGGTCTTATAAAAACAATTTGGCTCTACCTAAGAAAAAAGAGAAAAGAAAATTCACAGGAGGTCTTTCTCGTTTAGTACAGGTTGGGTATTCAAGAAAGGTATTAAAACTTGACTACTCATCTCTTTATCCATCTATTCAATTAGTTCACGACGTATTCCCATCTTGTGATGTAACAGGAGCGATGAAAAGTATGTTAAAGTACTTTAGAGATACTCGTATAAAATATAAAAATTTAGCAAGTGAATTTAAAAAAACGGATCCGAAACTTTCAGTCTCATATGACAGAAAACAATTACCAATCAAAATCTTCATCAACGCATTCTTTGGATCTCTCTCGGCGCCTCATGTATTTCCATGGGGAGACATTGACATGGGAGAACAGATTACGTGTACAGGTAGGCAGTATTTACGACAGATGATTATGTATTTCATGAGTAGAGGGTATGTTCCTTTGGTTATGGATACGGATGGGGTTAACTTTGAAACTCCGATAGATAGAGAAAACTATACTTATGTGGGTAAAGGTCTTAACGGTTTAGTTAAAGAGGGTGAAGTATATACCGGAGCTGAAGCTGATGTTGCTGAATACAATGACTTATTTATGAGAAATGAAATGGGTCTTGATATTGATGGTGTATGGCCAGCAACCATTAACGTGGCTCGTAAAAACTACGCACTTCTAACAGATAAAGGTAAAGTTAAACTCACAGGTAATTCAATTAAATCTAAAAAACTTCAAACATATGTTGCCGAGTTTTTAGATAAGGGATTGAGAATGTTACTTGATGGTAAGGGTGGCGAGTTTTTAGATTTCTATTATGAGTATGTAAGTAAAATTTACAACAAAGAAATACCGTTAGCAAAGATTGCAAACAAGGCCCGTGTTAAACAATCAATAGATGATTATAAAGTACATATTACAAAAACAACAAAGGCAGGAAGTTTAATGTCACGTCAAGCACATATGGAACTTTTAATAAATGCAGGAAAAAATCCAGGTTTAGGTGATACAATTTATTATGTTAATAATGGTGTAAAAAAATCACACGGTGACGTTCAGAAAAAAACAACTAAAATGACTAAAAAACAAATAGAAGAATATACAAAAATTCACGGAGCGGTCCCCCCTGAAATGTTATCAAAAAGTGAGGTTATTTTAAATTGTTATTTAATTGACGAAAAAGAGATTGAGAATAATCCAGATTTGTTAGGTGATTATAATGTATTAAGGGCTTTAGCGGCATTCAATAAAAGAATTGAACCATTACTTGTCGTATATAGTCCTGATATTAGAAAAGACATTTTAATTGAAGATCCTAAAGACCAACCAATTTTTACCAAGTCACAAACAGAATTAGGTAGAGGATACCCAATGAAAGAAAAAGACCAAGATAACTTAGATGAGGTATTAACATTATCGGACATGGAGATTAATTTTTGGCAATCTGTAGGTATTGATCCATACTACATGTATATTGACGACACTATTAATTTAGTTAATACCGATTATGTTAATAGTAATATGGAACTAATGAAAACCAGAATTTCTAAAAGTAAGGTTGATGAAGAAGAATTATATGAATTTGATGAAGACGGAGATTTAATGTCTTTAGTTTTTGACTAAGAACCTTTTAGTCCATCAGAAGAAAGTATGTACCAACCACCATTAACGTATTTAAATTCAACGCAGGAACCCTTACTTAGTTCTACTTCGTTAAATTCATCGTCTATTAATTTACTTGATTTTACTATGGTATTTGTCAATGACTTTATAACTACATGGTCACTTGTATTTTCATTTAATATAACAACACAGTCTTGAATCCCTTTTGTGATTATTACGTACTCGCCATTTACCTCGTATGATGGGTTTGAGACTATTGCAGAATCTGAAGTTTCAATTAAATTACCATTGATTATTCTTTGTGATGATACGGATCTAAAAACTGCCATAAAAAATTATATAACATTATATGGACTTGTAAATGGTCTAAATTTAAGTGCTTTATTCATGTTTTCGGCCATTTGACCTTTTATTTCCCATTGTTTTTCAGGTCTAAGTCTTTCTAATCTAGCTTTAAGTTCTTCCCACAAAATAGTTTTTTCGTCTTTAGCTTCAGTGTTTAAACTTTGCCACTCTAAAGTTACTTCACTATCCGGTGTTTTTAAGTTACCACTATACTTACCTCTAACTTTTGCTAAAGTTTCTTTACAATAAGCGGTAAACCACCTTCTAACCCATGTCTGTGCAGGTGAATTTAATTCATCCCATCTCATTTCATCAATTGGAACGTCTGAAGGTAATTTTACAATATCTGGATTTTTTTTCAAACAATCTTCTCTATCGTTTGTTTCATAATACCAATACCAAACTTTATATTTCTGATACTTTATATTTCCAAAATCAAATTTACCACCAGGAACATTCATTAAGTGTATGGCCTTTTTACCTTCAGGTAATGCGGTTACTCTATATGTTAGTTCCCCTGATATTATTCTTCTTTTCATACTTATATCTTGCATTCTTAAAAGAATATCAAATGCTGGTGTTATAAAATAATTTCCTGTCGTCCCCATTTGAGAAAATCCGGCTCCACCACCTAAACCAATACCACCAAATCCACCAAATCCTCCCATAAACGGATCAAAATATGCTGCATCCAATTCAGATCTTGTAAACCAAAGTAATTCATTTAATTCTCTTCCTGCAGGTATTTCATATATTTGTTGGTTTGGAATTAAATCTATATAATCTTTTTTCAAAACATAATCTCCTCCCGCTTGTAATCCAACAATTTTTGAATACGAATATGTGTATTGTGTTTCCCAATCTAAACTTCTAGTTGTGAACGCCCTTGTCACAGATTGTTCATCCAAGTTTAAACCATATAAAGACGACCACTGAGATTCAATCAACCAATCATTTACATGTTGAGCATAATCTTGAATTGATAGTTCCAATAACGAATCCATCATTTCGTCTTCTAACTCTACACTACGTAAAGGTGCTCCTAAAAGATTTCTAATTCTTTTATAAAGTTTACTTCTGTCCGGTTCGGTGATAATTGCAGTATTCATAAGATATATTTTTATATAAATATCTTATCACTTAACTTTATTTCTTTCTAATTGTGTTGTGTATTGATCATTAACAAATCCCCAATTCACGACTCTCCAAAAGTTTTTTACGTATTTGTCTCTTTGATTTTTATATTTTAAGTAATATGCGTGTTCCCAAACATCTAAACCTAATAGTGGGTATCCCTGTATTTTTTCTGTATTCATTAAAGGGTTGTCTTGATTTGCGGTCGTTACAATTTTTAAAGTGTTAGATTTAGTTAACACCAACCAAACCCATCCAGAACCGAACCTACTTTTTGCCTCATCCTCAAATTTTTCTTTAAACTTTTCATATGAACCAAAAGTCTTTTCAATTTTTGATTTTATCGGGTCTTTAATTTCTTGTTTTTTTGGTGATAACATTTTCCAAAAAAGTGCATGATTAAACGCACCACCACCATTATTTTTTACAACCGTATTATACTTAGATATTTTTTTTATAATTTCTTCAATATCTAAATCAGGACCTTTTATTTTTTCTAACTCAACATTTAATTTATCAACATATCCTTTGTAATGTTTGTTATAGTGAGTCTTCATCGTTTCACTATCAATAAAAGTTTCTAAATCGTCAAAATTATATTGTAATTTATCGATAGATATTTTTTTTATCTCTGAAATTATTTGTTTATTAATAAATGGATCAACATTAATCTTACTTTCCAGTAAATAAATTTTTTTGTTAAAAAAGTTTAAACTCATGTAATATAAATATCACCTCTTATGAGAAATTAAATTTAACATTTCTTCAATAGTAGATGCGTCTTCCATCATGTCATCACCCATAACAGTTGATATGATTTTTTTCTTTCTATTTAGGATGTCATATATCACCCCTTCTATTGTATTTTCAAATAATGGGTAATATACTGAGGTTGAATTTTTTTGACCTATTCTATGTGATCTATCTTCTGCTTGTGCGTGTTCTGCAGGAACAAAAGATAAATCATTCATGATTACTGCTTCTGCGGAGGTTAAAGTAATACCGACACCAGCAGCCTTTAAATTACCAACAAATACTTTTATTTTATCATTTTCTTGGAAATCGTCTACAGCTTTTTGTCGATGAGGTTTTGAACAAGAACCATCTAAATAAACCGCTTGTTTTCCAAAATGATCATAAATTGTTCGTAAGGTGTCTGTAAAATTTGTAAATATGATTACTTTTTTTCCTTGTTCAATAATGTTTTCTGCTAACTCGATAGTATTTTTTACTTTTTCTTCGGCAATTACCTTTCTTACTTTCATTAATTTACCAAACTGAATTGTTAAAGATGATGACTCTTCGGAATTATTATCATACCAATTAAAGTATTCACCCATTAATTCTTCATAATCTTTAGATTTTAATCTTAAATAAACAGGAGTAATAATTTTATCAGGCAAATCTAAAACCTCATCTTTTAATCTTCTTAAAATATGTGATTGTGTCCGCTCTCTTAATTCATCTAAGTTAGATGCCCCTGTTACGTTCCATATTTTTCTTTTACCAACACTAAATTGAAATCCGTTACAGTATCTTCTTGCGTAAGCCATCCAATTTGCAGCAACAGGACTTTCAACTAAACTTAAAAGATTATAATAATTCATTGGTCTCGATGTCATCGGTGTTCCCGTTAATAACCAAACCCTCTCAACGTTACCACATAAATCATTAACAATTTTTGTTCTTTGTGCTTGTGGGTTTGATATCATGTGCGCCTCATCCATAATAACCAAATCAAATTTTGCATTTAAAATTGTTGATTCGTCTTTCTTTTTTGGGTCGTGGAAGTTTTTTAAAATATCGTAATTAATGATTACAAATTCATGTTCATCTGAAAATTTTTTACCTTCTACAATATAAACTGTTCTATCTGAATAATTTGCAATCTCTCTTTCCCAATTTATTTTTAATGATGCGGGACAAATTATTAATATTTTTTTAGCACCTGTTTCAAGTGCCGATATAATTGTTGAAGTAGTTTTACCAAGTCCCATGTCATCGGCCAAAATAAACTTTTTGTTTCTTACAAGTTTTTCGATAGCCTCTTTTTGGTGATCCATCGGTGATCTGTGATCGTATTTAGAATATTCAATAACAACATTTTTAACTTCATTATCTTTTATTAAAGCGGATTTTGGAATCCAAAAGTCATGTAAAGTTTCTCCACTAAATATTTTACCCCATATATGATAAGATTTATCCTTCTCAACTAATAACTTTTCAACATAAATTTCTGATGGTTCTTTTGTGTACATTTTATCTTCCATCATTTTTTTTCCAAAATATGAATCTAATTTAACCCATTTTTTAGCGACTTTTGGTACTCTTCCGTGAAAATTTATTATGTATTCTGATTGTGGTCTTGTGGGTGTAAATGTCTTACTATTTTGTTTTTTGTGTTTTAACGACAAGATATAATTATTTGACCCAACATAATCATCTAATAGCTGAAGGGCCCTTGTTTCGGGAGTTTTTGAAATTAATTCTTCCATTATATTATAAATAAAATAGTAAATAATATAAAAAAATCAATTTTTTTTTTTTAACAATATATTTATATGTAAAAATAAAAATAAAAAAATATAAATATGAGATCAATAAGATTAACTGAAAGCGATTTAACAAGAATAATAAGACGAGTTATTAAAGAGGACGAAACTGAAGGTTGTAAAAAACCAACAACATCTGGAAGACCTGATTGTAAGGATGTGGAAAAGGCTAAAACGATAGGTGGTAAAATAATATCAATTGATGATAGCGTTTTTATGATGTATAAAGATGAAGGTAATTGCCCTACTTATTGTAAATTTAGTGAAAGTACGACATATAAAATAGCATAAAAATGATTTTATCCGAAATTAATAAAATTAAATACCTTTTTGGTTATAAAAGGGGAGTTATAATTTCAGAACAGTCTAATATTGAAACCCCCGTATATTATGAAAAATGTGAGGGGGGACATGGTTTGGTTGACCCATCTAGTTTTGAAGACTACGGTTTTGATGAAAATAATAATGTTATTATAAAATTTATTTCTGAACCTAAAATTGACTACGATAATGGTAATAGTAAAAGTATAGGAACTTGCCTAGGTGGGGATATTCCATTAAAGGATAGGTGTTTTAATATCTTAACTTACCAAGGAAAAAAATTTGTAACTTATGAGATGGATTGTGAGACAAAAAAAGAAAAATATTAATTTTTTTTTATATCTTTGTCGTATATACAATCCAAAAACATGAAAAATCTTATTTTAATTTTATTTTTATTTTTTAATTTATTAAATTTACACTCACAAATTAATATAATTTTACAACCTAAAGAACTTGAGGTTATAGAATATAACGAAACCAAAAACACTAAATTAAAAAAAAATATAGATACTTCATTTATTATTGAAATAAATGATAAGGATGTAATTTTTTCGACTAGTTATCCTAAAAATTCTTATGTTATTTATAAAATAATTGAGGAAGTTTATAACGACGAAAAAATTAAGATACTAAAATGTGAAACAAAACAAAAGTCAGTATTAAGTATTTGCTATTATGACGACACCAAAGAAAATAATTGCATATGGTTAAGTGTAAATTTTAAAGACACTGATTTTAACTATAAAATATTTGAATAATTTTAAAAAAGTATTTTTATTCTCGTCCCCATTTCTAAAGAGTGGGGTTTTTTGTTTTAATAGTATTTATATATATATGACACAAAAAAGAGTACCAATAACAAGATTAAATAAATTTTTTTCTGAAGAAGATTTCAATTTAGAAATTGAGATGGGTATGGAATGGCAAATGGGTGATATGAATTTCACCGTTGTTTTATATAGAGTTGATAGACAAAGAACAAATAATGATGATGTTTATGGTGAAGCCATGAGTGAGGGGATTCAATTTTTAGCACCTATCGAGGTAAAAGGATTAGTTAAAATTGATGCTCCAACCAATTCAGATTATGGATCATCTAAACTTTCTCAACTTGAACCGGGTAACATGACTTTTAGTGTATATCAATCTCAGTTGGATCAATTGGCTATTGAAATATCTTTAGGTGATTATTTGGCTTATTATGAAACTGAAGATAGGGTAAGATATTATTCAGTGGTAAATGACGGTAGGGTCACATCAGATATGAAACACACATACGGTGGATATAAAAAATATTATAGAACAATAATTGCATCTCCTGTAACTAACGACGAATTTAACGGTTTATAAAAATGGCATTACCAAAACAAAACAAAAAACACCTTCCTTTAATACCAACCAAAGTTGGAAAAGAAAGAAGACAACAAATGTTGGATGATATTACGGATGGTGGAACTTTTCTACCAAAAGGAGTATTACATGCCGACATGGATAAAGGTGTGTTAGATTTTGTTAAAAATGATTTAAAATTAGTGGTCGATGGTAAAACGGTCCCTACTGTCGATAAAATAATTACAACACAAAGTTGGACTCAATTTACAGAGACTTGGGAGTTTCAAGATTTAGATAAAAACGTTTCTTTACCGTTTATTATAACTGTAAGACAACCCGAAGTTAAATACGGTAAAATTAATAATGGTGCTTATAATATACCTGAGAGATTAAGATTTTTTTATTATACGGTCCCTACTTGGGATGGGCAAAGAAAAGGCGCTGACGTATATAAAATACCTCAACCGGTTCCTGTTGATATTACCTATACAGTTAAGATTTTTTGTAATAGAATGAGAGAGGTAAATGAGTTCAACAAAATAATGATGCAAAAATTTACCTCTAAACAAGCGTATACACAAATAAAAGGTCACTTTATGCAAATGACCTTAGAAGACCCGACTGATGAATCAGCCAAAGAAATAGAAAAAAGAAAGTATTACATTCAAAGTTATAAAATAACATTAAAGGGTATGTTAATAGATGAAGAAGAATTTCAAGTGTCACCAGCAATTACAAGACAAGTTACACTATTTGAGTTTGATAATAAAAAAAGAGGTCGTAGAGTTGAAATAGAACCAGCAAGACCCGACAGTTTTGATTTAGATTTATTATTTGTTTCGGGAGTTACTCAATTGAATGAAGTTTTTAGATATACTGCAGACATAACAATTAACGAAACAACTAATTTAATCAATTGTTATGAAACCACTTATTCGTCAATAACAAATAATACATTGACCTATATTAACTGTAGCGGAGCAACGACCACAATATCTACAAATATTGGTGACTCAGGTAATATTTGCGTTAAATCCTCAACCTTACCATCTTTTAGTAATACAACTGGAGGTACATTTAATGAGGGATCATCTTGCGCTTCAAGTTATTCTGTTTTTATTAATAATAATTATTTAGGAGACAATGTGCAAGTAATACAAATTAACAATGGGGATACTTTAAAAATTATAGTTTATAAAGATGACATAACTCAGAATTCAATCATAAAAACTAATGCAGTTTTAGTTTAGCTATTCACCATAAATGTCTTTTTCTTTAGTACAAGTTTTAATTATTAAATTTTCTAAAAATTTATAAAGTTTTAAACCATTTTCTTCACAGTAATTTTTTAATAATAAATGTGTTTCTTCAGAAATCTTTATATTTTTAATTTTTTTCATATTAATAAATATTTTAATAGGTAGAAAAAAGGTAGAATTTTTTCATACTACTATCTATTTATTATTTTTTAGGTCTGTTTTTTGCTTAGAATTAATGTATTTATATATAAAAATAAATCTTTAATTAACTAAAAAAATGGCATCTAGTACAAAAGTATTCGTTTCTCCAGGTGTTTATACCTCAGAAAGAGACTTAACTTTCGTTGCTCAAAGTGTTGGTGTAACAACATTAGGTTTAGTTGGTGAGACCTTACAGGGTCCAGCATTTGAACCTATATTTATCACTAACTTTGACGAGTATCAAGTTTATTTCGGTGGAACAAGTCCAGAGAAATTCGTAAACACACAAATCCCTAAATATGAAACTTCGTATATTGCAAAATCATATTTACAACAATCAAATCAATTATTTGTTACAAGAATATTAGGTTTATCAGGTTATGACGCAGGGCCATCTTGGTCTATTGTTACAATAGGTAATTTAGATAGTACAACTATTGGTGTAACAGGGTCGTCTCCAACACCTATTGGTTATGTATATTTTACAGGTACTACAGGTTCAAGTACTAATATAACAATACTACCTTCGTTACCATCATTAATATCTGCAGATTTTTATAACCAATATACTACAGCAAATGGTGATAGTTCAAGTCTATATTTAGATTTTCAAAATTATATTTCAGCACAAGTTGGTTTATTTGCAACAGCATCACCGTTATCAGGAAAAACATCTTATTTTTGGGGTTCAGTTGATTCTACAACATATGCAGCAGTTACAGGATCACCATTTAACACTACCGCAGTTACTGAAACGTTCGGTGTTGACAATGTTATTTTTGCAAATAATGATTTAAGCTCTTATTTAAACGATCCTTGGTACTACGCATTGTTTGATTATACAAAATCACAAAGTGTTGGTAGTTACAATGGATATGGATTTGGGGCATCATTAAACACAATTTCAAACGTGGCTTTAGGGTATTCAGGATCTGTCGCTATTTATGGGACTACTTATTCAGGAACACCATATAGTGATTATGATGATTTAGTTGTTGCAACATTAAGATCAAGAGGTATTACAAATTATTCTAGTACACAACATGGTCCTAATTTTGAAGTAAGTGCAACTACTGGCGTTAATATCATCACAACAGGATCTTATTCGGGAGTGTCACTAAATCCATTTGAAACTTTTGTTATTTCAGGTATAACAAATGATTCTCAAAACTTTAGTTTTGAAACTTCTTTATCTTCAACAGACTCAGAATACATCTCCAAAGTTTTTGGAAGAAGTAATTTTGGTAAAGATAGAAATGAAGTTCCTTTATTTGTTGAGGAAGTTTACTCAAGTTTATTACTTAATGGTTATAGAAACGGGAAAATTAGAGGTATATATAATTCATTAATATCACTTCCAGGTGTTACTGATGACTCAAATATACAAGATTATAGTGACTCAATCGCATTTTATTTAGAACAATACCAAACACCTGAGACTCCATATATTGTTTCAGAATTAAGAGGTAGTAAAGTTTTTAAATTATTTAAATTCAAACTTATTTCTGATGGTAACGCAGCAAATAGATTAGTTAAAATGTCTATTGGTAATATTTCATTCTCAAATAGAACTTTTGATGTATTCATTAGAGATTTTTATGATAACGACCAAAATGTAAGGGTAGTTGAAAGTTTTACAAATTGTTCAATGGATCCTAGTCAAAATAACTATGTTGCTAATAAAATTGGTACATCTAATGGTGAGTATGAAGTTAAGTCTAAATACGTAATGTTAGAGATGAGTGACGAAGCACCGACAGATGCAGTCGCTTGTGGTTTTGAAGGTTATGTCTCTAGAGAATATGCAAACTCAACACCACCATTTGTTATCTACAAAACTAAATACTTACAGGCAGGTGAAGTAATATATAACCCTCCTTTTGGGTCGTCTTCAGGTGGAGACAATCCTGTTATTTCTAACGGCGAAAATCCAAGAAAGGCATATTTAGGTATATCAAATATTACCGGAATCGATTACGATTTCTTCGAATACAAAGGAAAACAAATTCCAGCAAACTTAGCTACCGATACAGTAGGTCTTGGTTGGGGTTATAAAACAAAAGGTTTCCACATGGATAGTGGGGCGACTGTTGTTACAATGTATAATGTATTAACATCAGCATACACACAAGCGTTTGAAGTTGGTGCTGGGTCGTTTAATAGTGAACCTTTAGATTCGGATAATCCATATTTCAGATTAAATACTCGTAAATTTACAGTATTAGCTTACGGTGGATTTGACGGATGGGATATCTATAGAGAATATAGAACTAATGGTGATACATTCGCTTTAGGTCAGGCTGGATTTAAATACGGAGCAGCGTCTTCAGTAAGTTTCCCAACGGCATCAGGATGGGGAGCATTTAAACAAATCTCAGGACCAAATCAAGAGACTTGGGCAAATACTGATTACTACGCTTACAAATGGGGTCAAGATACTTTTGCTAATCCTGAATCAACAAACATAAATGTATTCACAACACCTGGTATTGATTATGTTAATAACTCAAATTTAGTTGAGGATGCTATTGATATGGTTGAAACCGATAGAGCGGATTCAATTTATATTTGTACAACACCAGACTTTAACCTATTCTTACCTTCTTACCAAGATATTGAAGAAGGTTTAATTTACCCTCAAGAGGTTGTTGATAATTTAGAAAGTACAGGAATTGATTCTAACTATACCGCAACATACTATCCATGGGTATTAACAAGAGATACTGTTAATAACACTCAAATCTATATCCCTGTAACCGCAGAAGTAACTAAAAATTTGGCATTAACCGATAACATTGCGTTCCCTTGGTTTGCGTCAGCAGGTTATACAAGAGGTTTGGTAAACGCAATTAGAGCTCGTAAAAAATTAACTCAAGAAGATAGGGATACTCTTTACAAAGGTAGAATTAACCCGATCGCCACTTTCTCAGATGTAGGTACAGTAATTTGGGGTAACAAAACATTACAAGTTAGAGAGTCTGCACTTGATAGAATCAACGTAAGAAGATTATTACTACAAGCTCGTAAGTTAATTTCAGCTGTGGCGGTTAGATTATTGTTTGAACAAAATGATGATAAAGTAAGACAACAATTCTTAGATTCAGTTAACCCGATTTTAGATTCAATCAGAAGAGATAGAGGTCTAATTGACTTTAGAGTTACGGTTTCTAACACACCTGAAGATTTAGATTCAAACACCCTTACAGGTAAAATCTTCTTGAAACCAACAAGAGCGTTAGAATACATTGACATCGAGTTTGTTATCACACCAACAGGAGCATCTTTTGATGATGTATAATAAAAAATAAAATTAGTGGGGGATAGAAATATTCCCCATTATATATTTATAAAATAAAAAATTATGAAAATCAAAAAAAAATTAATCAAAGAATCAGTAGGTAACGATTTACCAAGTTACAAAACATATTCTCAAAAAAAACAGAATATTGTAATTACTGAAAGTCAATTAGAAAAAATTTTAGAAATTATTAACAAAAAATGAATATTAAAAAACACGTATACAATTTTTTAAACAGACGTAGATTGAATGAGGGATTTGACGATGAAGGAAATCCTGACACAAAATACTATGCGTTTGATTGGGACGACAACATTGTTTTTATGCCAACACAAATTATGGTGATGACTGAAAACGAAGAGGAGGTTGGAATGTCTACTGAGGATTTTGCGGAACATAGACACCAACTAGGTGTAGAACCTTTTAATTATAAAGGAACAACTGTTGTCGGATACGCTTCAAACCCTTTTAGAAATTTTAGAATAGAAGGAGATAAAAGATTTATTATAGACTCAATGATGGCATCACCTGGCCCTTCATGGAATGATTTTGTTGAGTGTATAAATGGTGGTTCTATTTTTGCTATAATTACCGCTAGAGGTCATAATCCTGAAACATTAAAAGAGGCGACTTACAATTATATAGTTTCTAATCACAATGGTATTAATAAGAATACTTTAGTGGAGAACTTAAAAAAATATAGAAATTTAGAATCCGAAAAGAATATTGAGGAGAGTATTGATTTAAATTTTACTGATAAGGATTTAATTGATGAATATTTAGAATTGTGTAAATTTCACCCCGTTACTTTTGGGGAGGGGAGTGCTGCGAACCCCGAAGAAGGGAAAATCAAAGCGATGAGAACTTTTATTACTTATTGTAAAGAATTGGCAAAAGAAATAGGTGAAAAGGCTTTCTTTAAAAATGATGTTAATAATCAGGAACTTATACCTTCTATTGGGTTTTCTGATGACGACCCAAGAAATATTGAAAAAATGAAAGAATTTTTATCTAGTGAATATGAAGAAAGTCCAGTAAAAACATATTTAACTAAAGGAAATATTAAAAAAGAGTTTTAAAACCGGAATTAATATAAAGATATTTTCAAAATGAAAAAAAGTAAATAGAAAAAAAATAAACAACACAATATTTATATAATAAATAAAACAATTAAAAAAGAGAAAACATGGCTGATTTACTAATGAAAATGCCTTTTCAGTATGAACCAAAAAGAAAGAACAGGTTTATATTGACGTTTCCTTCATCTTTGGGTATCAACTCTTGGTACGTGGAAAGTGCATCTAGACCGTCAATAACTATTGGAAAAAAAGAAATAAAATTCCTTAACACACAAACATATGTTTCAGGTCAGTTTAACTGGGACGAAATTACGGTTAAGTTAAGAGACCCTATTGGTCCTTCAGCCGCACAAGCGGTAATGGAATGGGTTCGTTTACATGCTGAATCTGTAACAGGTCGTATGGGTTATGCTGCGGGTTACAAAAAAGACATTGATTTAGAAATGTTAGACCCAACAGGAGTTGCAGTTGAAAAATGGATTCTTCAAGGGTGTCTAATTACAAAAGCATCTTTTGGTGATGTTGGTTATGGTGGTGATGATTTGGCTATGGTTGACATGACATTACAACCTGACAGATGTATATTAGTTTACTAAAAAAAAATATCATAAAAAATCAAGAACCCATCTTTATAAGGTGGGTTTTTTATTTACATAAAATAATAGTTAATTATTTTTTAAATAAAAAACTATGGATGAAGCAGCAGAATATGGGCAAATGAATTTTAATCTACCACATGATGTTGTAAAATTACCGTCAAAAGGAATCTTTTACGCATCAAAAAAAGAATCACTAAAAGTGGGGTATCTTACCGCAAGTGATGAAAATTTATTGATGTCCCAAAATTATGGAAAAGATGGCATAGTAAAT